CAGTACTCACATCAAAATAGTTCGCAACTAATAAGAGCTTTTCTGCGCTTGGATTAGGATTCGATTTCCATTTTGAAATAGTGCCTTTTCCGAATCCAAGTTCTTTTTCCAAATCGGATTGGTTAATCCCTTTTTTATCACAAAGAGAGATTACTCTGTTGAATAGATTCATATCAGTCCTTTCTGAAAAAATTCAACAAAAGGCTTGACAAATGATGAATATATTCATATAATCATAATCAACAGATGAATAAATTCAACAAAAGCCTTGAATGATGAATAATTTCAATTTTGATTTGTTTGGTTACAGATATAATAGAATATTTTCATCGGAAAGTCAATATAAATGTTGAATATTTTCATCTATGAAAGGAGGAATGAAGGTGATTTATGATAACATCCGAACTATCTGTGAAAAGAAGAACATTTCTATTAAACAGGTAGAGCGAGAACTCGGCTTTTCCAATTCAAGCATTTGTAAATGGAATGAATGTGAACCAAGTGTTTGGAAAGTACAGAAAGTAGCAGATTATCTTGGAGTATCCATGGAATATTTGCTGTCAGACCAGAAGGAGGCGAGTTGAGATGAATGATTCAAAAGAAGAAATCGAAAACCTGCGTAAGCAGATAAACAGGTTAAAAATCAGCTTAATGTTTACGCAGATATCAACGATTATGGTTACCATTATTCTTGGATATCAGTGTCTTCGGTCGATTCAGAATTATCATTATCTGCTTCAACAGGTGAGCATGTGTCTTGAGTCGGTGAACACTGTTTATTCAGCTCTTCGACAGTTTTTTTCAATTCTTTGATAGTTTCGGCTTCACTGGAAGATGACGTATCTATATTGTGAAGTAGCTGTTGTAACATTTCATTTTGAGCACGTTGCAGTTCAAGCTGAGATTCTTCAATTTGCATTTGATTAATTTGTTCTGTTCGTGATGAATTGGACTGAGCAATTGCAATGGAAATTGTAAGAATTGTGCTGATAATCAGGTCAATAAGAGCCAGTAAAAAGGAAGTTGGCATTTTTATTCTGTTGTTGCCAATAGGAATATACACAGAATCAGGTAGCTCATAAGTTTTAACAGTAGTGTCGTCAACAATTACAAAATCGTCTTCTGGTAATCCACCGAGATCTTCCGAGTAATTGGATAAATCTGAATGGAAATGTAATTCAGGAGGTAGATTCAAAAATTGTTTTTGAAGTTCCAGAAGAGACAGTGATTGCTTTAAAGACTCATTTAAATTGTTATATACACCAGTAGTTATATTTTCCCGAATAGTAGCAGTCATAATTTCAGACATTTTGGAGAATGATTCGGTCAACGACGCAACCATGGTGGGCGTGTATAACTGAAAAATTTGTCTATAGGGTTTTACTATTTCTTCCTGCAGCTGATGCATACGAGAAGACAATGAGTCAGGGGGAAGAATAATTTGGGAATATCCAGAATAAGCACGCTTAATTTGATTTAAAGAATTTTGCAAGTTTTGTAGTTCTGGATTTAAGAAAGGGTTATTTTTTTGATCGTTTTTCATAGAAACCTCCTTGGTAAATATTCAGGCATGGCAGTGCCCTGTACTTACAGGATAGGAGTGAACGTGAGGAATGTCAACTTATTTAGTAGAATCATCGGATTGCTGAGATAAAAGCAAAAGATACAGCTGGTAAAGACTCAAATGTTCAGGCTTAGCTTGAACTTCAAGAGATTCGTCATTAATTAAAATTTCTAACATAGGCGATTGCTCCTTTTATATTTGCTTAAAGCATAACCGATATCAGGTGAAACAGCAAGAAAAGGAGTTCGACATTTATCGACCAAAAAGGAAAGAGAGGTGAGAAACGTGGTTGAAGCATACAAACCATTATACACAGCAAAACAGACAGCACAGATTTTACTTGTAAATGTTGCTACAGTATATGAGATGATGAACAAAGGACAGCTTCCATATCTGATTCTTGGAAAAGGAAATGGAAGCAGAAAGGTTCGGGGAAGCGATTTGGAGAAGTTCATTGAAAGCCAAAAGCCGGCAGAACCACAAGGAGGTACAGAATGAGACAGATATGGATCATTAGATTTTCTGACGGAACAGTCGGAAGTTGTTACGGAACCAGAGAGGGAGCTATAGAGCTTGCAGACCTCCGGAAAGATGATTATGGAGAATCCTATACAATAGAGGGAGGTGAGAATGATGGCGAGAGAACTTAACATTTCCCTGATTATAGGGATTGTTGCGGCAATCCTTCCGGTATGGCAATGGGATTCCGGAATAGAGCTTCTGACCAGTGCTTTTACGATCACGGGAATTGCATTTGGAATAATCCTGTGGATGGAGGATAAGAAGACAAAGAAAAAGAACCCCACAGCGGCAACTGTAAAGGTTCGGTAACTAAATGGTGCTGTATGAAATAACAACTATATTTAGTATATCATACAGCGCCTAAAAGTCAAGATGCAGGCAGGGACCACCTGCTATATTTTTGACCTTTTTTGAGAGCTACAGAGGTATCAAGTACCTCTTGGGAGCTCGATTAAGCGTATTAGAGTTACGACAGAGGTGCTTATGAGATACAAGGTACTATGCGGATACATAAGGCAGAGATGGGACTGTGGTGACACAGTAGAGATTGAAGAAAAACACACTGGGAAGTATGGAGCCAGAGGACAGACCAGAGAGAAGAAGAGGAAAGCCACTCCGGAAGAGATAAAAAAACATAATCAGTGGAAACGGGAAAGGGATGTCAGGAGGTTGATCAAGTGGAATTTCCGTGAGAGGGACTACTGGATCACTCTTACATATCCAAAAGATTACAGACCGACGTGGGAAGAAATGAAGGACCATGCCGGAAAACTGGTCAGAAAGATGCGAGAAAAATACAAAAAACAGGGATGGACCTTAAAGTACATATACCGTCTTGCAATCGGATCCAGAGGCGGCCGACACATCCACATCCTGATCAACCGCGAATCCAACGAAAAAACAGCTACAGATCTGATAATCACAGATCTTTGGGAGCAACAATGGGGACACGGACATGTTAATTTCCGTACTACTTACAGCGAGGGTGGATATAAGCAGCTTGCAGAATACCTCACGAAGCCTCTGGAAGAATGGGAACCAGACGAGGTTAAACGATATCATCCATCCAGAAACCTTATCCGTAAGGATCCTGAAGTTGACGAGATTAAAAGAAGAAGTTTGGTTGACCGTGATGGAACACCAAGGATGCCAAAAGCACCGAAAGGATACTACGTGGATCCGGAAAGCATCGAAGTCGGTATAAATCCGATAACTCATTATGCTTACCGCCATTACACGCTGATCAAGATTAAGAAGAGGGAATAAAACATGTGGAAAGTAGATATCTACCTGGAAACTGACAGTACATTCCAGGGAAAACGAGAAAGAAAATGTGGATATGTCCTCTCTGCTATGGTCGGAAACGAGGAAAAGACAAAGGAAAACTTCGGAATCTCGAAGGGGACATACCACCAGTCTGTCCTTATGGCACTTATCGAGGCTCTTTCCAGGATGAATGTTTCCTCAGAAATCTGTGTACATACACAGGATAGCTATGTAGCGAGCAGACTTCTGAAACTGGAAGAGATGGCAGGAGAAGGCTGGCGAGATTCAAAAGGTGAACTGATCAAGAATGCTGCTGAATGGGAGCAGGTCTATCGCCTGATCCATGATTTTCCGGAAGCACACAAAATGACCGCGAGATCTGAGAAACACAGCTATTCCACGTGGTTACAGGAGATGATGAAGAAGAATGAATGTGGAAGAATTATGGGGCAAGGCCTGGAGTCTGCGACCAGAGCAGAATCCAATGACAATGGAGTTTCTAGGGATGATTGCCCGTAATGGAGTGAGATACAGATATTACAGAGATGAAGGAGGCGAAATACTGTATGACAGCGAACCGGAAGAAGGAAAGCCGGAATGGATGCTCCGCGCTGACAGAGCATCAAGAAAGAGACATGGAATATATTCTTAAAAAATAAAGAAAAAAGGGGAACTATGTATGAGAACAATAGCAATCATTAATCTGAAAGGCGGCGTGGCCAAGACCACATCTAGCATTAACATTGCCTATATCCTTACCACACGTGGATATAAGGTTTTACTGGTGGATAACGACAAGCAGGGAGACTGCTCCCGTGGATTAAACCGCCGCACTTCAGATGGAGACGGTATTGATCGGATCATGACGGATCGCCATCCGGACATGAGCCATCTGATCCATAAAACTGACTATGAGGGGCTGGACATCATCACCGCAAATCTTGGCCTTCTGACTGCGAACATGGAAGTGACCATGGATCGTGTACGCCCACAGCAGAACCGACTGAAAAAAGCATTGCAGCAGGTAGCTGATCAGTACGATTTTTGCGTCGTAGATAATGCTCCGGATATCAATATCTCTGTGATAAATGCACTGACAGCCGCGAATGACGTCCTCATTCCTGTAGAAGTAGACGATAACACCCTGGAAGGCATGAACGAGCTCCTGGACCAGATCCAGGAAGTGAAGGAAGAACTGAATCCGGACCTGCAGAACGTCCGCTGCTTTGTGAGCAAGTACCAGAAAGGGAACCAGGCACACATTCAGGGAGCAGAGATCATCAGAGAGCAGTATCCGGCTATGGATACAACAATCCGCTTTTCTGGTGTAGTGGCAAGGAGCACATTCATGCGTATGCCGGTGGCTCTTCACAGCTCCCGATCAGCGGCAGCAGAAGACTATGAAGCACTGGTTACGGAGTACTTGAATATGATCGGAGGTGTACAGGATGGCGAAATTTGATCTCAAAGGAATGCTCTCTGAGCGTTCTGCACAGGAAATAGACCTTCCGGAACAGAAGACGGTCTATCGCAATCCGGAAGACTTGATCCCTTCTAAGGATAATTTTTATTCAACGGAAGACACAGAGAAACTAAAACAGTCGATCAGAGCACTGGGAATCCTTCAGCCACTCCTGATTGAAGAAAGAGACGGAAAAGATTACCTCCTGGCTGGACACCGGAGAAGAAAGTGCTGCCTGGAGCTGATTAAGGAAGGTCTTGAACGATTTAAAAGAATCCCTTGCGTATATAAACCAAAGATTGAATTGAGCACAGAAACCGAGACAGATGAGATTGTCCGGAAGATGGTGATCATCCAGTCCAACACCTACCGCGAGAAAACTGACTGGGAGAAGATGACGGAATCCCTACAGATGGAAGAACTGGTCAAGGAACTTCGCGAAAAGACAGATCTTGAAGGAAAGACCAGAGAAATCGTATCCGATCTGATCGGAGTCTCGTCCACTCAGATTGGAAGGTACCACAGCATCAGTTCTAACCTTTCCGGAGAACTTATGGATGCATTCAAACAGAATAAGCTGAACGTATCCACGGCAGCGGAACTTGCCGGTTTGAATGATAAATATCAGAACGAAGCTTGTAAGATCCTGTCAGAAGCCGGGCAGGTTACACTGAACGCGGCAAAGCTCCTGAAAGCACAACAGGAACAGGAAAGAGATATTCCCGGACAGATGACTATAGATCAGGCACTGCATCCTCATAAGCCGGAAGAGATTAACACTCCTGTTCCGGTAGATGTTCAGATTGACCGGTTTTACGAATCTCTCCGGAAGAACATAGAAACCTACGTAAAGAAATCAGACCTGAACATGACAACCTACATGCTCAGTGCCTTGTATGGAACAGTACGTGTCCGAAACGGACAACTGAACTATCAGGGAAGCAAGGAAGGAATCCTCTTCAATATTGGTTCTGATCAGGAAGAACTGATGAGCTGGACAGAATTCTCCAAGAAGCTGATTGAGAAATACGGAAAGAAACAGAAACCGGTCAAGATGGCAGCAGTGGACGAACCGGAAGAAGAAACACGAACTGGATTCACTGAGAAGAAAGATAATTTGCCAGTACAGCCTAAATGCATCACGGGTCAGTCCAGACATGGCTTTTGCGGAACAGCAGCTTATTGCGAAAAACCATATAATTGCTGTGCTCAATGTTCAGAAGACTGCAATATTCGGTGCGGATGGTTAGAAGAGAGCTGCCAACCGGCAGCAGAAGCACAGGATGAAAAGCAGCAGAGCGATTTTGTTGAACCTGCCAAAATCGAAGAACATTCCGCCGAAGACAACAAAACGTCTGACCATGCTGGTGATGCTACCACGATGGTTCCGGAAGAAAACACAGAAGTTCCGGAACGGCCACTTCTCCCGCTTATGAAAAATAATGATCAGCGCAAGGAATGGCTGAGAAATTACAAAGCATGGGGGCTCTGGTATACAGACGAACACATTGGAGTGCGGTACTACAAGTATGATTTTGAGAATGGTGCACGCCTGATTGCAGAGGAATATGATCCGGAAGAAGTGAAAGATAGCTGGTGGACGCATATAGAAACTTCTTACATGCATCTTGTGGGCGGCCCGGAACCGGATAGAAAAAACGGTATTCCGAAGTGGACATACCATTCAAAATATAACAGACATCCAAACAGCGAGACAGAGCTTGTGGAGTTTCTGAAGGAGGTACAGAAATGAGTAAAATGGATTCATATATGCAGGGACGTACAGAGGGCATGGAATTTGCCCTCCGCCTCGTAAAAGATAAAGGCATTGAAGAATTGGAGAAAGAAATCAAATTCCGACAGAGAACCGGTATCAGCTTGAATGTCACCAGACAGGAACTAAATGCAGCCAGCAATAAGATTAAAGAGATGACATTAGATACATATTCAATCCTTTCGGTAGCTTGTCTCTGTGATTTATGGGGCTTCGGCAAAAAAAGATGTCAGCAGTTTATGGATAAGATGTCCGAGGGAGCTCAGTATCTGGTAGATGATCTTGCAACATGGGATGACTACCGGCAGGCTATACAAGAAAGATTAGGATTCGAAATTAAGATAAGGTGGAATGACTGATGAAAAGAACAGAAATGGACAATATTGTTGAAAACATGGCGGAGTACATCTGCGATCATATATGCCAGAAACCGAAAGAAATCACAGATGCGGAAAAACTGGAAGACTACTGTGCAGAAGAATGCGATATAGGAAGCCATATCTGTAATATCCTGAATCAGTACAACAAGATCAACGATTTTGAGGATTCTGAACTGTACAAGATAATGACAAAACACCGGAACATTGTCCTCTGCAAAGAATGCCAGCATAGAGCACATTGCAATGATGGTGAATTTGAATGGTGCCGGCTCGGCGCAGGGTTAGATGGGAATTTAAGAGAAGGCGAAGGCTGCAGCAGAGGAATCAAGGTGTCCGAATCGGACACGTAAATAACGGGTGCTACTAAAATCCATATATATCACACACAGGAGAGAGGAACTGTATAATCCTCTCTCCGGAAAGGAGTGAAGCATGAATCAGGAAGGATTGATGTTTCCGAAAACACAGAAGAAACGAAAGAAAAAAATGAAACATCCCAAGAGTATTATCCATGAAAAGAATGGGACATGTTACTTATGCATGCTCCTGGACGGAAACTATAAGAAACATCTGCTCTTAGACGAACATCATATATTCGGAGGTCCAAACCGGATCCACTCTGAAGAGAATGGCTTAAAAGTCTGGTTATGCCTGGATCATCACACCATGGAATCTCTGGCAGTACATAGATGCCCTGATACCATGCGGCTGATGCACAGGATCGGGCAGCAGGAGTACGAGAAGACACACAGCCGGCAGCAGTTTATTGAGACATTCGGTAAGAGCTATTTATGAGGAGTAAAAACATGAATATAAAAATATGGCCAAGAAAGAAGAATGACAAGGGCGGATATGCCTGTATGCCATTAAAGAAAAACGTGCCGGAGGGGCACGATGGATGGAGACTAACAACATGTCCTGAATGTGGCACAGAATGCTGGGAGTCACCATTGCTTAAAAGCATTGCAAAATCAGGAGTAATTCCAATGTGCACGATGTGCGCACTTAAGAAAGGAACTAAGAGATGACGGAAGATAAAACATGTAAAACCTGCATCGATAATGATAATGGATTCTGCGATCGGAAGGGAATCTTAGTTGAAGACGATGATCATTGCAGTGATCATAAATCCGACTGGAGAGAATCCATGATGCGTAATTTCCTGAGAGGGCATCAATATGGATAAAGTGGAAATAGCAAAAGAAACATTGCAAAATTACATAGATAAAAGATACTCACAGACACAGATTGCTGTAGAGCTGGGAGTCTCACAAGGAACTGTATTCAAGAAAATGAAGGAATACGGTCTGAAGACCAAAACAAAGCAAAGCACCTATGATGAACAAGTTGTGATCAAGATGCTGCAGAACGGATGCACATCAAAACAGATTGCAGAATATTTTGGAACATGCTCGGAAACGGTAACAAACTGGATCAGGAAGTACGGCTTAGGTAAATACCGAAAAGAAAAAGAACCGCAGAAAGTATTTGATACAAAGAAATGTCGGACATGTATCTATGGAACACGGAAAGAGCTTGCAAAAGTATACAAATGCGATTATTACGGTAAAACCGGCCATAGCCGGAATATGGGACAGCCGGAAGCAGAATGTTCGAAATATGTAAAAAGAAAGAGGAAAAGATGATAGAGATATTAGATATCAAAGATGCAGAACCAAATAAAAGTAACTGGATTCCGATCAGTGATATGCCGAATTGTTGTGGTTATCCAGTGTTACTTACAGTTGAGAATAAATTTGGACAAAGAGGTGTCTGCAAGGCTTTCACGAATTATATGAAAGAGGGAAAACAGCTTTTCTATACAAACGAAAAGGAATTCTGTTCAGAATTAACCTCAAGCAAATTAAGCGAATCCTGGAAACCAATTGCCTGGATGCCACTTCCGGAGTGCTATAAGGAGACGGAATAATGAAGAGATTAATACATTGGATATTCAGAGCTAGAAAGAAACAGTGCAGACATTGCTGTCTGACCTGTGAATATTGGGATATATGCATAAAGGATGAAGGCGAATAGCTATGGCATACAGAAATCATGAAGGATATCCGGATCCAACAGCTGGTGAAGCTATTAGAGGTGAAGGACATATGCCAGAACAGATATACAGAGATTACTGTATCCTTCGGGCAATGGCATACAGGATGGGACTGGAGATAACAGAGATCAGAGACAGAAAAACCAAGAAGAAATGGAAACGGGGAGGCTGACATCATGGACAAGAGAATTCTGGAAGAGTACATAGATGCATGTGAGGTGATCAAAGAGACTGAGGCAGAAATCCACAAGCTGGAGGAAAGAAAGAGTATCACGGCAAATGAGACAGTATCTGGCAGTAATCCGGAATTCCCTTATAATCCACAGCACTTCAAAGTACAGGGAACAACGTACTCATATGAAGATGACAGAAAGATCAGAGCCAAGAAAGAAATCCTGAAAAAGAAAAAAGAGAAAGCAGAAGAACTGAAGCTTCAGGTAGAAGTCTGGATGATATCAATCCCATTCCGGATGCAGCGGATTATTAAATACAAGATCTTCGAGGAAATGACCTGGCAGCAGGTAGCAGATCGGATGGGACGGAAGACTACAGAGGAAAGTGTAAGAAAAGAATTTAAAAGATTTTTTGAAAAAAATTAAAGTTTGTCCGTTTTGTCCGATATGTCCGCTTCAAAGATGCTATAGTATATCATGAACGAATTGGATATAACCAATGCGTTCCATACGTACTTTCCCATAAAGGCAATTTATAACGTAGCGCCGCAACACTGTCTGTGTACTTCGAGGGTAGGAATAAATGTTGCAGACGTTAATAAAAAGATCGGCATAAAGCTGATAAAACCTCCGCGCAATCGGTACAAGCGGCGCGTATGGATTGCAAATTTCCCGCGGGAAAAGGTTATTGCTTATCCTGCTGACTGGAGGCCAGTTCGAAAAGCATACCGGAACATAGCTCAGCAGGTAGAGCAACTGGTTTATATCCAGCGTGTCGGTGGTTCAAGCCCATCTGTTCCGATCACGTGAGGGAAGCGCGTGAATGCAGGTTTTCATAATAGTATCTCCTTAAAGGGGCGGAGCTGGCAGCAGTTCCGCTTTTAAAATATTCGGGTGTCCAATTCGGACACCTTTTTATATGCCAATTTTCGTACAGCGTGCACAGCACCAGCACTTACATGCTTTAGGCAGAGGATTCACTGCGTGTGAGTGTTTGCGCACCTCCTTTCGGCATGGCGGCAACCGGCTGTCGTTATGGTGCTGGCAGGACTGTATTTGAGAGGTGAACTTATGCCTATATATAAACGATGCAGTCGGTGCGGGAAAAGAATCCAGTCCGGCAGCAGATGTCCATGTCAGAAAGAAAGACACAGAGAGTATGACAGATACAGCAGGGATAATAAGAGTAAGAAATTTTACGATAGTGTAGAATGGCAACGAAGCAGAGAGAATGTATTGGAGTTGGATCAATACATAGATGTTTATATGTATATGACAGAAGGTGTGATGATACGAGCTGATACGGTTCATCATATAATTCCATTAAGGGATGACTGGAATAAAAGAAATGATCCAGATAATCTTATGAGCTTGAATCATGATACACATAGCAAAATAGAGCAACTATATAAAGCAGATAAAGAGAAAATGCAGATAGAATTACAGGAAATGCTGACTGAATACCGTAAATTAGTAAGACAGGGGGGAGTGTAAAAGTTTGGAGCAGTCGCTCCAGACCGCACTGCCCCTTTTCTTCACACAAATTTCTAAATACTTAAAAAAAGTTGGCAGAAAGGAGGAATGAGAGTGGGAAGACCGAGAAAACCATTGGAAATGCAGAGAGGAAACCTCACTGTGATAAGCATGGAACGCAGAAAAAATGAAGAAAAAAAAGTAAAAACCGGATCGAGCCAGCTCAGCAGACCTCCGGATTGGCTAATCGATGAAGTGGCAGTGAAAGAATGGAAAAGAATCGTAAAAGAACTGAAAAAAATAAATCTTATTGGAAATCTGGATAGAAATAACCTGGGCGGCTACTGTAATGCTTTCGCAAATTATGTAAAAGCTACAAATATTTTAAGAGATCAGACATTTTACATAGATCGCGAGACACGTAATGGAGTGATTGTGGTAAAGAATCCTATGGTAGATATCCAGAAAGGATATGCTGAGGAAATGAGAAGATTTGCTTCATTATGTGGCTTAACTATAGATGCAAGGCTGAAGGCAGCAGCTATAAAGACAGATAAAACACAAGAAGATATTACAAAGAAGTTTGGTAATATATGACGATTAAAGAGGAATTACAGGAATATGCCAGGCAGTGCCTTAGCGGCGTAATAATATCTGGAAAGAAACATAAGTGGGCCTGCAGGAGATTTTTAGAGGACTGCAAAAAAGAAGAGGCAGCTTTAAGCTTGAAGGAGCCGTGGCCTTACATTTGGAATGAAGAAGAAGCAAATGGAATTGTTGAATGGTTCAGCCTGCTCAGACATTCAAAAGGAGATCTTGCGGGACAGCCGATTGTCTTAACGGTATGGCAGAAATTCAATTTGTGCCAATTGTATGGTTGGAGAGAAAGAGCAACTGGATATAAAAGATTCCGACAATCGTTTATAGAGGTTGGAAGAAAAAATGCAAAGTCGCAAATGGAAGCAGGAGTGGCTTTGTATGAAATATCTGTCTGGTCTACCAGAAACCAGGAAAATTATGAATATTATACAGCAGGAACTAAGCGAGATCAGTCAAAAATTATATTGAATGAAGCTAAATTGATGCTGAATAATTCACCATTAAAGACTAAATTCAAGCTCACACGTGATGCAGTCTTTCATAGAAAAACAGGCAGTTTTATCAAAGCTCTGTCGAAGGAAGACGGACAGAATGGTGATGGTACTAATCCAGCTGGACTGATTTTGGACGAATATCATCAGCATAAAACAACTGAATTCTATGATTTGGGACTTGGATCCAATACAAAAGAACCTTTGTTGATGATCATTACAACAGCAGGAATGGATCTGACATATCCCTGTTACACACAGGAGTACGCATATTGCTCAAAAATACTTAATCCTGATATAGATATTGATAACGATAAATATCTGGTTGATATTTGTGAAGTTGATCCGGAGGATTATAAAGAAAACCTTGAAAATCTTGAAAATGAGAAATTTTGGGAAAAAGCAAATCCGATAAGGATGAGTTACGAAAATGGTCGCGAAAAGATTAGGGATGCTTGGAAGGTTGCGAAAAGTATTCCTGAGAAGATGACAGCATTTTTAACAAAAATGCTCAATATCTGGGTGCAGGCAAAAGAAAACGGATACATGGACATGGCAAAATGGAATGCCTGTGAAGTTTGTGATATTCCGATCAATACAAAAGGGATGGATGTGTATGTCGGATTCGATATGTCAGCAAAGATAGACTTAACTTCAGTATCATTTATTATTCCTTTTAAAAGCGAGGAACGGGATGAGAATGATGAACCAATTGTGAAATATATTGTATATTCGCATTCGTTTATACCGAACAGAGAAAAACTTTGTGAAAGGAAGGCAAAAGATAAAGTAGACTATGATGCATGGGAGAGACAGGGATTCCTGACGGTCACGGAGACACCGATTGTTAATCAGGATGCTGTAATGAAATATGTTTTGAAGGTATGTAGAGAAAATGAATGGAAGATACATACACTATGTTTTGATCCAGCGAATGCAAGCAAATTGATGATGGATTTGTCTGATCAGGGATACGTTGTAGAAGAGGTGTATCAAAGTCATAAATCACTGAATGAATCTACACAGGGATTCAGAGAACAGGTATATTCAAGAAATATCTTGTATACGCATAATCCGCTTCTGAATTTTGCAATGAGCAATGCGGTTATCAGAAAAAATAATGGATTGATCAAGATTGATAAAGATGCCACAACAAAGCGAATCGATCCCGTTGATGCTGTTTTGTGTGCATACAAACTCGCTATGTATCATGAGTTTTACCCTTCTGTATTGAAGGGAATAGATGAATTTTTGGAGAGTGACTGGTAATGAATATTGCGAAAAGGATAAAAAATGCAATACAGGCATTAAAAGGACAAACTGTAGAACTGAATGATAAAGAACTTTTAGAGTGGCTTGGAATATCTACGACAAATTATAAAGCAGTATCAGAAGTAACATATTATACGTGTCTGAAATTACTTGCGGAAACATTGGGGAAAATGCCACTTAAATATTATCAACAGACAGAAAGAGGACGGATCCGTGCTGATCCTACAACTGCCGGGATACTCATGAGTGTACGTCCAAATCCATATATGACACCAACGACTATGTGGACCACAGTTGAACAGAATTGTCAGCACTATGGAAATGGCTATATCTGGATAAGAGGAAAGTTCCTGCCGGCTAGATATGGTGGTCAATATCAGATTATGGATATGTGGCCAATGCAGAGTAACTATGTAACTCCAATCATGGATGATGTTGGTATCTGGGGCGGAGAAGGAAAACTTTATTATCGATATAGTGATCCAAGAACAGGAAAACAGTATCTGTTTAAGGATAGTGAAGTGATGCATTTTAAAACCTGGTACAGCCTGGATGGATTCATGGGAGAGTCCGTGAGAAGTATATTGTCTCATACGGTCGATGGAGCAAATGCCAGCCAGAGATATATGAATCAATTGTACGAAAACGGGCTTACAGCAAGAATGGCCATGCAATACACCGGAGATCTAAGCGATGAGAAAGTGAAAAAATTACAGAAAAAGTTCGCCGATGGTTTGTCAGGACCTCAGAATGCAGGAAAAATCGTGCCGGTTCCCATAGGATTGACATTGACTCCATTGAATGTAAGCCTGGCAGATGCTCAGTTTTTCGAATTGAGAAAATACAGCGCTTTACAGATTGCCGGTGCGTTTGGAATTAAGCCAAACCAGATTAATAATTATGAAAAGTCCAGTTATTCAAATAGTGAGACACAGCAGCTGGCTTTTTTAGTAGAAACCATGTCATACAGAATCAAAATGTATGAGGAAGAAATCAATGGAAAAGTCTTAATGCCGGATGAGATTGCTGATCAAAAGTTTTACAAATTCAATGAACGGTCAATCTTAAGAACTGACAGTAAGACTCAGATGGAAAATCTTTCAAAAGCTGTAAATAATGGAATATACATGCCAAATGAAGCTAGAGAATATCTCGATATGCCGGCAGCTGATGGTGGAGATGTATTGATGGTCAATGGAAATTATATTCCTATAACACAAGTTGGAGCCCAGTATACTAAAGGAGGTGAAGGAAATGCTGACGATTAATATCAAAGGAGACATTATCAGCAATGATGATAAATGGATTTACGACTGGTTTGAAATGGATGCGACATGTCCTCGCGATGTGACGGATATTTTAAACAGCGCTGCAGTAGATGAGGAAATCGAAGTACTTGTGAATTCTGGTGGTGGATCTGTTATGGCCGGTCAGGAAATATATAGTGCCCTTAAACAGAAGAAAAATGTCGTGATCAAAATTCAGAGTATGGCCGGAAGTGCGGCTGGTGTCATAGCAATGGCTGGAAAGTGTCAGATGAGTCCTGTGGCAATGATCATGATACATAATGTATCTATGTCAGGAGCTTCTGGTGATTATCATGATATGCAGAAAAATGCAGAGATTCTGAAGCAGATGAATTCAGCTTTGGCAGCTGCTTATACAGAAAAATCCGGACGTTCTTTAGATGAGATACTTAAGCTCATGGACAGAGAAACATGGCTTACTGCAAACCAGTGCCTTGATTATGGATTTGTGGATGAGATTATGTCAGAACAACATAATCAGCAGTATACAAACAGTTATAATGGTATGTGGCTGACTGATGAATTGAGGCAGCAGGCAATCGAAGAAAAAAGAAATGTAGAAAACAAGAAAAAAGAAGCGAGAGAGTTAATTGAGGATTTAGACATGTATGGAGTCTGAATCCTTTATTTTATTCAAAAGGAGAGTAAAAAAATGAACAAAAAATTATTAGAGTTACTGGATAAGATCAATAATAAGAAAGTCGAAGTAAGAAGTCTGGTTGATCAGGGGAAGATCGAGGAAGCGAAAGCAGCTAAGGATGAACTCAAAAAACTGCAGGATGAATTTGACATTCTGAAAGACATTGATGATACAGCAGTGACGAATCTTGAAAATAACACAAACAAAGGCGTGAATTTTAATCAGAAAAAAGATTCAGTGAAAGAGTTTGCTGATGCTGCCAGAAAAGGATTCAGAAATTCTATGAACGAAGGTACTGCAGCAGATGGCGGCTATACAGTTCCAGAAGATATCCAGACGAGAATTAATGAGCGTAGAACTGCTAAAACATCTCTGATCGATCTGGTTGATGTAGAAAATGTTACAACAAATAAAGGGTCAAGGACTTTCAAGAAGAGAACTCAGCAGACTGGATTTACAAAGATTGGTGAAGGCGGGAAGCTTTCGGCTGGTTCTACACCTCAGTTTGAACGTATGAGTTATGAAATTGCTAAGTATGCAGGATATTTTCCGGTTACAAATGAGCTTCTGGAAGACTCAGACGCCAATATTACAGACACACTTGTAACCTGGATTGGAGATGAATCACGTGTTACAAGAAATAAGATTATTCTTGGTGTGATTGACCAGAAGGCTAAAACGACAATCAAATCGCTTGATGATATTAAAGAAGCATTAAATGTAACTCTTGGACAGGCATTTAAGCAGACGTCATGCATTGTGACTAATGATGATGGATTACAGTGGCTTGATACACTGAAAAATGATAGGGGAGAGTATTTATTGCAGCCTTCACCAGCAGATCCTATGAAAATGGTGCTTTGCGCCGGCGCAACAACTGTACCGGTAAAAGTGATTCCGAATGACGATATGCCATCGGATACAACTACAAAAGGTACTACAAAGATTCCTGTAATCATTGGAGATCTCAAAGAAGGCATCAAATTTTTTGACAGAAAACGGTTGACACTTATTACATCCAATATTGCCGTTGCCGGAGAGCTGAATGCATTTGAAGAAGATCTGACACTTTTCCGCGCAATCGAAAGAGAAGACTGCAAGACTAAAGATGATGCTGCTTTTGTAAATGGAGTCCTGACCATTACGGAAGCTACTGAATAATAAAAATATAGCATGCCGGGGAAATTTCCGGCATGCTTTGGAAAAGGTGATCAAATGCTGGAAATAATAAAAAGTCGATGTGGAATACCAGAAGATATAGATACTTATGATATAGATATCCAAGTATACATAAATGACTGCCTGGCAGATATGAAAGCATCAGGAGTACCGGAAAGATTACTGGATCTGAATGGAACAGATCCGCAGGTAACAACAGCTGTGACACTATATGTAAAAGCATATCTGGGAGATGACCGATCAGATACAGAAATATATTTAAAGCTTTACAGACAGAAGGTATTTCGGTTGACTATGGAGGACGAATAATGTGGAACAAAAGCATTTCGTTACCGATAAAACGTACTGCGAATGAAGATTCAGAAGGTTTTGAGAACGAAGAATGGGGATATATGACTGGTATCAGGGCAAGTTTCAAGGATGCAACCAGGCAGGATAAGATTTTAGCTCAGCAGGTTGGATACAATGCCAGTATGATTGTGGAAATCGCAGCTTGTGTATATAATAATGCCCCATTTCTAATCGATGAATCGACCAGTCAGATATATGACATCAAACAGACGTTTAAACCGGAAAAATCCCGTATGATATTACTCACGGTGGAGAAGAGAGAGAATGGCAGATTTTAATATGCAGGGGATTGATGACCTTATGTCGGCCCTGAATACACTGGATACTGACCGGATTGCACCAACTATGTTGGAAGAAGTCGTTCCCATCCTGGAAGAGAATGTAAAAAAAAGGACTGCAGCACATAAGGCTACAGGAGCCCTTGCTGAATCAATGAAAGCTTCGAAAGCGAAGCAGACGAAAGAAGGGTACAGCATTTCTGTTCGGCCAACAGGAAAAGACAATAAAGGTGTCAGCAATATGGAAAAAGCATGTTATCTGGAATATGGAACATCAAAACAAACAGCAACACCTGTAATCAGTCCGGCAGTGAGAGAAAGTGAGGAAGCTGTGGCAGAAAAAATGCAGGAAGTATTTGAAAGAGAGATGAAGAAACTTGGAGACTTCTGAAAAAATCGTTGCGGCAATAAGACCATTTGGAGTTCCATGTGTACCAGATTTGTATACAGGTGGAGCTAAACGTTTTGTGACATATAATTTTGCTGATGATTATGGAACTGATTTTGCTGATGACCAACCGGAAACAGTAGTAAACAGTATGCAGATACATTTTTTTATGCCAGCAAATGAATCTTATATAAGCTGGAAGAAAAAAATCCGCAAAGCTTTGTTTGATGCTGGCTTCACATTTCCGGAAGTTATCATACAGACAGAAGATGAGAATACTATCAGACATATGATTTTTGAATGTAGCATTGAAGAATAAAGGAGAGATGAATTATGGCATATATTGGATTAAGAAAACCGATCATAGCACAGAGAACAGGAGCTGGAAAGTACAGCACACCATTTGTATTAGGTAAAGCGATTTCCTTAAATGTAACGCCTAACTACGCTGAAGGAAGTTTAAATGCAGATGATGGTCAGGCTGAATATGACAAGGAATTTAACTATGCAGATGTTACCCTTGGAACGAGTACGCTTCCTATTGAAGCACATGAAAAAATGTTTGGACATACAGTGAGTACTGAAGGCAAAGAAGTAACAATGAATGCAAATGATGAAAGCAGCTATGTGGGTACAGGATGGGTAACCGTTGAAAAGATTGATGGGGTACGTTTCTTTACAGCGAATGTTCTTGTAAAGGTAAAATACAGCGAACCATCTGAGGAATATTCTACAAAAGGAGATTCTATTGAGTATAAGACTCCATCAATTTCAGGCCGCGCATTAAAGGAAGATGATGGTACATGGAAAAAGGTCAAGCAGTTTGATACAGAGAAAGAAGCACTTGACTATATTTATAAATTCTTTGGTGTAACTAATCCGCAGGAAACTGTCTGAAAAGAAAATACAGAGGGCTGGTAGGAATGCCAGCCCTGGAAAGGAACGAATATGCTTGGAATAGATTTAGCCTATATTGAACTGTCCGGAGTGAAACTGCCGATCAGATGTGATATGTTAGTTCTCGAAAAGATTCAGGAAGATTATGGAGATATCTCAGAATTTGAAAATAAGTTGATTGGCTTTGAACCGATCTATAATGAGGATGGAAGTGCAAAAACAAATGAAAATGGCAAGAGTATTGGAAAATCGACACTGCCAGATATTAAGACCGTACATTATGGACTGTGGGAATTTATAAAAGAAGGAATTGAATGCAGCGCACAGGAAACAAAGTACTCTGAAAAAGATCTGATCCGGATGGTGGATATCAGTATTGGAGAACTAAGTGATTTGTTACACGAAGAGTTTATGAGATGCTTTAAAAGAAAAAACCAGAACCCCACGCAGAAGGAGACGAAGGAGAAAACACCATAAATTTTGCGTGGGTTATTCTCATTGGCCATGAAATAGGCTATACAGAAAATGAAATTTCAAAAATGTATTTTGGAAAATGGTGTGATATGTTTGCTGAATATCGTAATTTCTATAATTTCAAGACCAAAAGGTGTCTTTTTGAAGAGAAAAAGGAAGTTTCACTTATGGACTTGTAAGACTACAAGGAGTATAATATAAGCAACAAGAAAAGTTTCGTATAATAAAAAGGGTGACTCTTTATGAATGGAAAGCAAAAAGCAATACGATGGATGAAATATCATGCGGGAAGTACGATTGTACTTGCTTTATTTGTATTTGTTGCATGCCTTGGAGGTTTTGATATGCAACCGGCATTGCTTATATTATCATTTGCAATAGCAGCAGTCCTGCTATTTTCTATAGAATATCTTTTTTGGAAAGCTGTGATATGGATCATGGGAGCGAGGTTTGTTGCAAATCTGTTAAATGATCCGTGGATTATAAAAAAATAAGATCTGCTTACTGTGTGATGGTAAGCAGATTTTTTATTGCTAAAATAGGAGACTGAGCATGGCAAAGCAGAGAAAAATAGGTGCAATTATTGCGCTGGATGGAGAGAGAGAATTTAAGACAGCGGTAACATCGTGCAATAAATCACTGGCAACAATGAAATCAGAAATGAAACTGGTCAGTGCTCAGACGACAGGAAGTGCGAATACACTTGAAGCGTTAAGAAAAAAGCATGATGTTTTACAGCGTACTTTAGATGAACAGGCAAAAAAAGAAGAAGCTGTAAGAAAAGGTCTGGAACATGCACAGGAAGATTATAACCGGGTAGGCTCTGAACTGGAACAGTATAAAACCAAACTGTCAAAAGCCCAGGAAACATTAAAGAAAATGGAAGAATCACAGGATACAACGAAGGAGGCTATGGCCGAACAGCAGAAGGTTGTATCAGAGTTATCTACCACTGTGGAGAAGGGCGAAGTTAGTTATCAGAAAGCAGAAAGCCGTGTACAGGACTGGAAGAAGAGTCTGAATAATGCTGAAGCACAGACAATCACTGCAACAAGAGCATTGAATGAGAACAGTGCGTATATGCAGGAAGCTGAAAAGTCTGCTGATGGGTGCGCAACATCAATCGACGCATTCGGAAAACAAGTCAATGTGGCAGCAGAAGCAACCGATAATCTGAATACTTCAGTCAATAAGATTTTTGTCACGGAAAAGATTGGCGAGATTGCAGACAATATTTCCGGAAAGATGCGTGATCTGACTTCCAGTGCATATGATGCGGCGAAGGAATTGGATGAAGGCTATGACACCATTGTCACCAAGACCGGTGCAACAGGAAAAGCATTAGATAGTCTTCAGGAAAGTGCAAATAATGTTTTCGGGGACATGCCTGCAGATATGCAGGATGTCGGAACAGCAATCGGAGAAGTAAATACACGTTTTGGACAAACCGGAAAAGTTCTGGAGGACACATCAAAACAGTTCATGAAATTTGCTGAAATCAATGATACGGATCTTAATGAATCTATCGATGTATCTGACAGAATTATGGAACAGTTTGGAATCACTACAGAACAGACCAGCGGATTTCTTGGATTATTGACACAGAGAGGACAGGAAACCGGAAAAAGCGTGACTGAGCTGATGTCACAGCTGGATTCTAATGCGGCATTGTTTAAAGAGTTAGACCTTAGCGTGGAAGAATCAGCCAATTTACTTGCAATATTTGAGACAAATGGTGTTGATGCTGGAGTTGCATTAAAAGGACTGAAAACAGCTACAAATAATTATGCAAAAGAAGGGCTGAGTGCAAGGCAGGGACTTGAAAAGACAATTGACAGGATTAAAAAAGCGAAGACTAGCACAGAAGCTCTTGCATTGGCACAGGATACTTTTGGAAGCAAAGGCGCTCAGGTCATGGCTGACGGAATCAGAGAGGGCAGGATCAGCCTGGATGATTTGTCGGATTCTATGGATAACTACAAAAATGTAGTAGAGGATACATTTAAAACTACATTGGATCCATGGGATAAAGCAACTATAGCGGCAAATAATCTGAAGACTGCAGGTTCAGAATTAGTAGGAGAGTTTTTTGAAGTGTTAGCACCAGCGATTGATTCTGCTACTGATACAGTAAAAAAGATTTCGAAGGAGTTTCGGGAACTACCAGAACCAGTAAAAGAAGTTACAGCAGTTGTTGGCGCAGTAGGAGCTGCGGCAGGAATCGCCGGACCACAGATCCTAAAGGTATATAGTGCGGTAAAAACACTAAAGACTGCATCAGAAGCAGGAAAAGCAATTGAGACATTAACGACTGCTCAAACAGCAATGACTGTAGCAACGGAAGGTGCAACTGTTGCCCAGAGCGGCTTCAATCTTGCAATACTGGCAAATCCGGCCACGCTCGTTGTAGGGGGAATTGTTGCCCTTACAACTGCACTGGTTGTTTTCTCAAAAAATACTGAGATAGCAAAAGATTCCACGCATGAATTGGCAGATGTAGCGGATAATGTCAATGAAAGCGCAGGCAAAGCAGCGAAAGCTCTGAATAAGGCTACCGATGGTATCAAAGATGCAGTATCAGGAAATGCTGCCAGTGAAGCTACAGCATATAAGTTGGTTGATGAACTGGATGCACTGACAAGCAAAATCAAATTAACAACTGCTGAGCAAAATAGAATGAAAACAGTAGTTGGAGAATTGAATACAATGTTTCCGGACATGGGACTAGAGATTGACTCTGTAACCGGAAAACTTAGTATGGGTTCCGAAGAAATGAAGAACTATATACAAAATTCTCTTGAGATGGCTAAGATTGAGGCTGTTCAGAAAGCAGTCAAAGAGACAACAGAAAAACTTGTTGATGCTGAAATTGAACAGACAAAATCAGAACAGCAGCTCCAGAAGACAGCAGATGCACTGAATGAGATCCAGAAAAAAAGAGAAGAAGCTGAACAGGCTGTACTTGATAAGCAAAAGGAAAGAGAAGAAGCCCAGAGAAAACTCAATGATGCAGAATATGCGGGAACTGAGACAGCAGATGAACTTCTGGCCAAGATTTATGATACATCAGAAGCCCAGATTGAATATAACGGTGTATTGATGACTGTATCAGATGCCTGTATGAAAATGGCAGAAGACGAACAGGTTCTCACTGAGAAAAAAGGAGAACAGGAAGAAGTTCAGAAAAAATTAAATGATTCTGTCAATGATGCACAGGAAGAAATCAATACATATACAGAGTATATTGAGAGTAATACTGCGGCGGCAGAAAATAACACTGATGCGACCGATGCCAATACAGATGCGGTTAATACCAATACGGAGGCTGTGGAACAGCAACAGGCGGCAGCCAGTTTGAGCATAGAGACTGCAGGACAACAGCTTGAGGCATTCAACAGCCTTTCACAGGCACAACAGACATTGGCAACTGATGTGACGAATGCAGTTCTGACAATGCAGGAAAGTGTGCAGAATAGCCTTGACTCTCAGATGAATATGTTTGAAGAGTTTAATGCCGGTACAGAAATATCCAAAGACACTTTATTATCAAATATGCAGAGCCAGATTGATGGTGTAAGGAATTGGGAACAGAACCTGACTGAACTTGCTGAAAAAGGTGTCGATGAGGGATTACTGCAGAAGCTGGCCGACATGGGACCTGAAGGCTCAACATATGTGCAGGCATTCAATTCTATGACCACGGACGAGTTGGCGAAGGCAAATGATTTATGGAAACAAAGCGTAGATATTAAATCAATGAGCGAGCAGTGGGGGCAGGACCTGACACAGACTGTAGGAGAATTGGCAGCAGGAGGAGAAAATGCATGGCAGGAACTCGGACAGTCTATGAACATGCAAGCCAACGAGAGTGGTAAATATACCGTGCAAGGTTTGGTTGAGGGAATGCAGGAGGCTCAGAAACAGGCGACAGAAGAGGGCAAAGATCTTGGAATCAAGACGATTGACAGTATAAATAAAGCATCTGGAGTAGCTTCACCATCTAAAAAGACGAGGCAGTCAGGCAGATATATTGTATCCGGGTTGACACTTGGAATAAAAGATTCTAAAAGTACGGCAGTTAATATGGCGGTGGAACTTGGAAATGATACTGTTAAAGCGATTTATAATGCATTACAGCGGGGAAACCCACGCGTAAAGACGATTGCAGCGGCGATTGGAACAAATGCAACAAGATCCATGACAAAGTCAGTTGATACCAATGCAATATACAATATGGGGTTAAATATGGCATATGGTCTGGCAAATGGAATCACAGCAGGAAGGTCCAGCGTAATAAATGCAGTAGCGAATATGTGTGCATCGGCTGTTAATGAGGCAAGAAGCCGGCTGGATATACACAGTCCATCAAAGGTATTTGAAAAGATTGGGTCCTATACTGCAGAGGGTTTTGGAATAGGATACGAAAATAAAATGGAGGATGTCAATGGAATCATTCGTGAAAGCATGAGCTATCCAGATAATCTCCAAAGACAGACACAAACCAGGAATACTGCAGTTCCGGAAAAAACTATGGATGCTTTAATGGAATATCTGCCATATCTGCAGATAATTGCAGAAAAGAAATATATGGCTTATATTGATCAGAATCAGGCAGTGGATGCACTTGGAGAGAAAATATCCAATAATACTGCTTTGAGAACAAGGAGGATGAGATGAAAGTCAATGGTATCGATATAAGCATATTTTCAGCAAAACAGTTGAGATATGAAATAGAACATAGAGAAGTTAATTCTCAAAGTGAGTGGCCAGCAGCACTTGAAACACCTGTTATGGAAAAGAGCACAAAAGGATTTAAGACAATAACCGTGGCTGTTGCAGTATATGGCAAAGGAAAGGAAGATGTTATACATAATCGAAGTGATCTACTGGCAATCATGTACGAAAAGCTGGAACTGGAACTTGACGGATATTCGAATCGTTTTGAATGCGTACTGGATAAAATAACAGTGAAAGAGGCTATTAAACGTAAATGTCACGAGGTGACGCTGAATTTTATAGGCTATGAATTTGGCAAAGAGATATCAATAAATATGACAAATACAATAAAGACTATAACCGTAAAAGGAAATGACGAGGCGCCTTGCATTGTGGAAATCACACCATCAGTAGATCTGGCATCCGTGGATGTGGATGGAATAGCTTATAATCACATATCCGGAGATAAAGAGACAATTACGATCAGGAACCTCAAAGCCGGAAAAACGGTTATCATTAACGGAGAAGATTGTACGGTCTTACAGGAAGGGGCTAACAAATTTGCCGATACGGATATGTGGGAGTTCCCGGTTCTGAAGCCGGGAGCAAATACTATAAGCTGTTCAAGTGATAAATGTACGGTTACACTGAAATATAAACCAAGATATGTATAGGAGAAAAATAGAATGAAGTTGAAAAATAAAACAATTAAAGAGATTCAGAAGATACTTACTGTTGTTGGAAATAAAGAGATCGATGACTGGCAGCTGGCTTTTAAAATCGCAAACAATAATTATAAATTAATGCGGGCAGCAGAACCGATCATTAAAGTAGAGAACGATATTCTGAGAAAATACGGAGAAAAGGATGAAAATGGTGAACTTATTGCCAGCAGGGATGGAACAGTGAAGATTGTTGACACCAAAAAATATGGGCAGGATATAAAGACACTCATGGAGACAGAAAACGATGTTGAGGTAGAATATTTCAGCAAGAGCGAAGTTTCTAAGATACACATCACACCGAATCAGATTGTATTATTGATGCCGATCATTGAATAACAAATGATTCAGAAGGGATTTTGTATTGTATGCTGAGAATATTGGATAAAAACAAAGTCCCGGTAAAGGGACTGAAAAAATATACGGATTTGTGTATAGAGAGTGCTCTGGAACTGGATGACAGAACACTCTCTTTTTCTGCACCCTACAGAAATATAAGAAATGCAATCGAAAATGAAGGATATATCGAAACCAAAGATGACCGCTATGTTGTGAAAGAGATTGAAAAGACTTCAGGAGGTACAGCCAAGATCCGGGCACAGTTGGATCTGGAATCATTGGAGGGAAAAGCTTTTCGCGAATTCCGGTCAGAAGAGCAGACCATCAGAAATGCCCTGCAGCTTGCGTTTGCAGGCACGGGCTGGACGATTGGAATATGCGAAGTAAGTAAGAAAAGAACATTATCAATGTCTAATGCTTCTGCACTGGATGTATTAAAGCAGGCTCTTAAAACATACAGATGCGAGATTACGATCAATTCAAAGGACCAGATAATTCATATATACACTTCGGTCGGTGAAGATAAAGGATGCTATTTTTCCAATCAGCTGAATCTGACAAAGCTTACTGTACAGTCAACCTCGTATGATTTCTATACAGAGATAGAGCCATATGGTAAAGACGGATTGACTATTGAATCGGTGAATGATGGTAAGACATATCTGGAAAATCATCAGTACAGTTCAAAAGTCAAAAGATGTATCTGGAAAGACGAAAGATACACAGTTCCGGAATCACTGAAAGAGGATGCAGAGGCAAAGCTTAAAGACATGAGCAAGCCTTATGTATCATATTCAGCGAATGTCATAGACTTAGCAAAGCATTCTGAAAAATACAGCATTCTCGAATATGACATAGGCGACACGGTGACGCTGCTTGATGATCTCACCGATACCAGGGAAGAACAGCGTATTGTAGGAATGAAGATCTATCCGGATGCACCGGAAAAGAATAGCTGTACGCTGGCGAATAAAGTACTGACATTTGATGAGCTTGCTCAGAAATATGAAGATACTGCGAATACTGTTGACAACATCACAAATGATAATGGCCAGATTGATGGTGATACGATTGATGGGATCTATAGTAGGCAGGTCATTGACCTGGAAGATGGAATTATTAATTCTGTATACATACAAGAACTCAATACGAAATATGTACAGGTTTCCGGGAAACTGGATGCAGTTGAAATCGAGACCGGAAGCATAAAAGGAAACGTTGCAGAATTTGAAGAGACTTATACAAAAAGGCTTGAGGCTGCAGAGGCAGACATTAAAACCATTCGTACTACAGATTTCTCAGCTGTATATGGCGAGATTGATATCCTTAACTCGCTGTACGCAAATCTTAAAGTTGTACTTTCCGGATCAGCTGGTATCGGTGATCTGCAGAACATCCACCTGACTTCTGATAATGCGGTAATCGATACAGCGCTGATCAGAACGGCAGTGATGGAATCAGTATCCATTGCAGATCTGCTTGCCGGTACGATCAGTACCAATAAGTTCAAGATTATGTCAGATGATGGCGGCATCCAGATATCCGGGGCAACCCAGCAATGGAAAGATGATAACGGAGTTGTAAGGATGCAGGCTGGCCGGGACGCACAGGGGAACTTCACATTCGAGCTTTTTGACGAAACAGGAAAAGGAGTTCTGATCGATTCCACCGGTGTGCAACCGGGAGCAATTGCAGATGGACTGATCGTGAACGAGATGGTTTCTGACACGGCCAACATCGCCGCATCCAAATTGGATATAGACAGCTTGTTCACAGCAATCAATGATAGTACACAGGTCATCAAGAGCAACCGTATCTGGTTGGATGATTCTGGCCAGAGTCTGAATCAAGCATATTCCAAGATGACACAGAACATCACTGAAATTGAACAAACTGCAGGTTCTGCATCAGACAGTGCGTCAGCGGCGGCAGATTCAGCCAAGAAAGCACTGGAAACATTGTCGGGAATATCAACTCTGGATGCGATGTCGGCATCTCTGAACAATGATGCTCATGTGGTCCATACCTACACGGATGGATCCGGCGGAGACTACAGTTCATGTTATACAGTATTCTCAGTGTTCCTGGGCGATACGGATGTATCTGATCATATCGATGAGATCCACACAACTGCATCAGATGGAATCACTGGCACATGGAATCCACAGCTGAGAAAATACCAGGTAACTGCTATGTCCACGGACAGCGGTTATGTAGATATCTCAGCATTGTACGGCTTAGGAGGAAAGGTGCTGCTGGTAGGTGAAAAGGGACTTGTGATCGGCGGTAAAGTATTGATTGTAAAATCTATGGGCTCCTGGATCACAAAACGATTCTCGGTCTCCAAGGCAAAAGACGGAAAGATTGGTCTAAGTTATGACCTTCGAGTTAGTACTCAGATTATCCGGAAGCAGAAAGATGATAAAACGCTGGAACCGACAAATGTGACGTTCTCGGCCTACAAGAATGACAATGGATCCGTGAGCAGCTATTCCGGAAAATTTCAAATCGAAGAATCAAAGGATTCCGGAAAGACCTATGAGATCAAGTATGGCTCCTCATCCGCTGAACTGTTGACGGTATACACACCATCATCTCCGGATGTGCAGATCATCCGGTGTTCCCTGTACGATTCTTCCGGAGTGCAGCTCTTGGACACTCAGACTGCATCAATCATATCAGATGCTGCAGGACTTGCACAGGACATTGCGGCGGTGGACCAAAAAGCCCAGGAAGCAAAAGAAGCGATTCAGACTACTTCACAGGAAGTAACTGAGATCAAGAGTGGCATGGAAGGCTTTGAGACGAAATTATCCAAGACCACAACAGACCTGCAGGGAGTGACCGATGGAACGCTCCTGTACAACACCAAGTGCCAGGATAATGGAGACGGAACAACGACTGTATCAGCGGCATTGTACAAAGCCGGCAGAGAAGTCACGAAGGAATATCCGGCAGCATGGTTCTCCTGGAGCAGGAGGACAGAGCAGGGAGAAGCATTCCTTCAGTATGGATATTCAGTAACAGTAAACAATGATGATTATATGTTCGGTGGAGTTGTAATCGGACAGTTTATCAGATATGTGCAGATGGCTCTTACAGTAGGAGATAAGCTTCTCGTGATCGGAAACAAAGCCATGTGCGTAAATGTAGATGCGTAAGGTGTCCGAATCGGACACCAGAAAGGAGAAAAAATATGGCATTACCACAGGACGGTCAGAACGCGAATGGACTGACCAAAGTAACAGAGATTCCAAAAGGAAAAGAACTGATTTTTATTGATCCGACAACAAATGAAGGCGGGATTATCACCCTTGAGGACCTGACAACTCAGATCCTCAAAAATTTGACATCCCAGACCTTCGCACTGGATCAGGGAAATATGACACTTTTGGCGGCTTTAAACCAATTAAATAGTAACTCCTCAATAAGGCTTTGTAGAGTGATTTTTGGCGAAAATACATTTTCCTCTGAATTAAAAGGAAAAACATACAAAGCTATTATTGGATTTTTCTATAAACCATCTGATAATCCATTTTCTTTTAATAACGGGTATTTTATTGCTTTTCAATCTACATATCTGCAAGAAGAAAATATGTTTGTTATCATTGGATTTGGGTTCAATGGAACTATTGAAAATAAATTTCTTGCTCTTAAATAGTAACTCGTCCGGACTCAAATTCATTGACGGAGGAACAATTACTCAAGCGGAGGCACAATCAGCCGATCAAGCGGCACAAATTGTTTTTGATAATAAGATACCTGTAAGTGAAGGAATAATAGTTTTTGTAAATTTTATCTTTGCATTTAGATATTCAATGATCGTCCAAAAATATGGAAGGGGAGATTATGGTGCGTACATTTTATTTGGATGCAATGTTCCAACTCTTACTTATCACATAAAAACAGCTGGAACATGGAACTAAAAATTTTCCTACTCCTGTTTAATTGGTTTGTGAACAGTACCTCTTACATGGCAAAATAGCACTGTAGGAGGTGCTTTTTATATGACAAAAATTGACCAGATCCAGAATCAAATACTGGAAAAGATGGCAGAAACACTAAGTAATGAACAACTGCAGAAGTTGGAGAATGTAATGGCAATCGAATTCCACGGAATCGAGATCCAGGAAGAGTGCACGCAGCTTGTAACAAGCGAGCTGCGATGGCAAAAGATCCTGAACACATTTCTGACCAGTAAGAGAATCGAGAACTGCAGTCTTGGCACATTGGACAGATACAAAGAATGTGTGACCAAATTGATCACATCATTGAATAAACGCCTGCAGGACATCACAACCAATGATATTCGGTATTATTTGGCAATGTACCAGGAAACAAGAAAGATATCAATATCGTACATGGATACGATCAGACGGTATCTGAGCAGCTTCTTTGCATGGATATCGGATGAAGGATACATCAACATCAATCCTATGCGGCGTCTTAAGAAAATCAAGGTACCACAGAAGATTAAGAAACCTTTTACACCGGCAGAGCGCGAGCATTTGCGTTGCTCTGCACGGTGCCAGAGGGATATCGCAATCATGGAGTTTTTATACAGTACAGCAGCCAGAATTGGTGAAGTGGTACGGTTGGATAGGAGAGATATTGATTGGAACAGAAACGAGATTATCATCTACGGAGAGAAGGGCAAGAAAGAGAGGAAAGTGTATCTCACAGATGAATGCGCATATCATCTGAGAAAATACCTGTTATCCAGGAATGACGCGAATCCGGCATTGTTTGTGAGTTCTAAACAACCACATACAAGATTAGGCAAGCAGGCTATACAGTCTATGCTCCGGACACTCGGACAGAAGACTGATATTCATGCTCATCCACACAAGTTCCGAAGAACATTGCTGACCGATGCCGGTAATCGAGGTATTCCACTGCAAGAAATCCAGCATTATGCAGGACACGAAAAACCAGATACGACCATGATGTATGTTACAGTATCAGAAGAAAATGTACGGGCATCATTCCGAAGATACATAGCCTGATCTGGATGGATTCATATGAATTTTCGAAGCTGGCAGAGATGGCAGCTTATTGAGTATGCACTTTTGCAGAAGATTTCGGAAGAGAAGGCGGTAGAGAATGGAAAGGCACTCCCGCAGACTAAACAGGAGTTCTGGGCCGCATATAGAATATACTTTTGTAGCTTCCAATACACCGTCCATCATATCCATGTTGTCGCAAACGTTTCGTTGTTATATTCTCCATCAGTTTTTTGAGCCTTGCTATTTTAAAGAAATTCCTCTTGCATTAACTTCGTTCATTCCTGCCTTACTATAGTTTACCCATACATAATATGTACTGTCTGTGTCATTTATAGGAGGAACGCATGTTACTATAGCAGGATCTCTTTCTGCCTTATCAATTACTGTCTTATCTGTGCATTCGGTTTTTGAATTCGTTACAGCAATCTGCGAAGGTTTTGATTGATGATAATAGGCTTTTATTTGCACAATAAAAATGTTTCCTTTGGGGACGGTAAATTCTAATCCACTGTATACAAGCTCTCCGGCTTTTGAAATATTCGCTCTTTTTGATATGTTGATTATTTCTATGGTTTTACTATTTTATATGCCCTTATAATAATAGTTGCCTTCGCCAGCTTGACCAAATATGCCTAATGATTGGACACCATATGGAATTGAGATAAATCCAGCATAACCATTAGTATTGTAAATACCAATAACCACGCAGAGTCCATTAGGTTCTTGTATGGACACATATATTTTTCTATCGTTTTGAAAACCATTTTCTTTCATGTACCTAAGAAAATTTTTAAAAAATGTTTCATTACTAACATCACTACCCTGGTTGAATTCTTTATAACTCTTGGTTGGAACAATGGTTATAGATCTACTCAAAGAGTTACTATTTTGTACATTTGTAGAATCGAATTCCTAAAGATTGACCAACATTACTGTATACAATCCAGCTGGGATAATCGTATCTTATTGATACTTCATATTCATTTGTTGCGCTTTGAGCGTGTACGATTGGAATGTAATGTTCGTCTTTTGGAACTTCGCCTTTTATAATATTTTCAGAAGTTATGCGCACAACTTTATTGGCAATTGTATTAATGTCACACTCAATATAATTGAGTTTTAAGGAGTTACTATTTTATGCAGTTGATCATCCATGTATTTTGGCTGCGGTATCCAATATACAATTCGGAAGTATCGCCTGCACCGAATACTCCAATCATTACAGCATCAGTGTAAGCCATTATAATTCCTTTAGTATATACCGGAATAGTTTTAGTACCCACAGTAATATTTTCAACGACAGAGAATCGGAATTGTACGTTTCTTTCATCAGTAAGAGAAGTAATGTTTCTGTATGGGAACGAGTTACTATTTAACAGACATAACAGCCGTTGTATCTGCAAGTAGTTTGTGCGGTTATTTCATTCCCGTAATTATAAGCTGTTATATTACCGTTATTTTCAAATATTAACTGTATTTGTTGAGGTGTAGATTGTATAGGAGCTATTACAATTCTTTGCCGCGGTACATAATCAGGAGGGATTGTTCCTATTACTTGCAAATCACCTTGTTTTACATTATCTATTGTATCTCCAGTGTAGGAAATTACAACTATGTTTCCTGCTTTGAGCAGTGTGATTTTTGTTTTAAGTATGCTTGTCTTGACGTTTGTTATTGTTATTGCTTGATTACTATTTTAGTCAGACAAAGTTGCTGAAAATTCGTTCCCTGGCATAATCAGAGTGACGTTTCTCCATGGCCTAATTGATATTTTTAAATCTCCATTGGTAATAGATGCAGTAGGAGATTCTGGGCCGCATATAGACCATACTTTTGTGGATGTCATTGTACCGTCCATCATATCCATATTGATCAATGCAGCGCAATCGTTGGTATAATATAGTATTGCGCAATGTAAAAGAGTTTTATTTTTGGAAACTCTGTGAATCGTTATTGTGTGTGAAGACGAATCAATATTTGAGATTCTAAAGGTGTTACTATTTAATATTACGTCAAAGGAAGTATATATGCTGTTGCTTCGTTTGCAGCATTTCCATTAGCGATGGTGTATATACCTCTGGCTGCATATGAAGTGCCTTCGTCCGAATATGTTATTTTGTGTAATCCCTCACCCGCAAGTAATGTAACTTTGCTTCTTTTTTTCATCTGACTGGTATCCTATACAGGAATACAAATCATATGCACCTGCATTTGGAGATACTATTAAAACTAAGCAATTAAGACATTCCTGCAGAGCAGAACCAGATTTAGAAATAGGAACGCTTCTTGGACGCTTACTATTTTATATTTCATAAATCTTTAAGCCAACTTGAATATAACGATTGTACATCCACCAGATAAGTCAATCTTATATTGAAATGAAATGTTGCTATCAGTATATTTCATTTCAATGGTGTTGTCGTAATCCGCACCTTTAACAAGCGTTTCGATAAAAGAACCGTCCTGTGCCTGAATATTAACTATAGATAATGAACTTATCTTGTATCCTCCACTACGATACGTTGAAACTAGATAAAGTCCCGGAACAAGAGGAACAGTAACTAGTCCATTGGTGATCATACCTTTATAAAAGGGTTTTAACCGGTTACTATTTTATTGCTGAAAAATCCATGCTAAAGGGCATCCACATCGGATGTCTTTTATTATGCATTTTTCGAAAGGAGGGAAATGCTTTGAGATTTATAAAAGAAATAACACTGTTTACTCCATCCGGTACACTGAAAAGATTCCAAGGGTTGGAAACAAGCTTTAAAGTTGAACAGGGCAAGATCAGTGCTCTAATTTCAGAGAGTGAACTGACAGAGCTTCGAAATGGTGATAAGACCATGTACAGCCGTCTGTATTCGGCAGAGCAGACGGTAAGCGGTCTGGAAAAATTGTATACAGATGTAACCGGAAAATATGATGCAGTAAGTAAACAATATACTTCTCTGGACACAAAGGTTGGTGAATATAAATCTGCAGTAGATGGATTTTCAGGAGATCTACAGCAATTGTCTACAACAATTAATGATAACTATAGCACTACCAAATCAATGCAAACTTATGTAAAAGCACAGGTAGATGGATTAAGCACTGTGGTATCAGAAACTTATGTTAAGACTGATACGCTTAGTGAATATTCGACCACAGAGCAAACGAAGAGCATGATTGACCAGAAGACTGATCAAATCAAACTAGATGTGCGTGAAAAAATATATGGTACTAATTATTGCAAAAATGGAACATTTGAAACATTTACTGGCTGGGTTGCATATCTCGACAAAAAACCTTGTATAACTTACTTAGGAAAAACATGTGCTTACCTGGTTTCTGGGAATTCAATTTGGATGAATTATGATTATACGGTTGATGCAGATGAATCTAATACGATAATATTTGAGGCTGCTAGTCCTGAAAAGGTTGCACTAAATATAAAAATTGACGATACTACAATCAAAACATTTTATTCATCGGAAATGTCTAAGGAATGGAAAGAATTTTCAGTTGATGTAAAGCTGAAAAAAGGAAAACATACCATTCAATTTGTGACATCTTCTAACGCATCTGTTCTTTATGTAACAAATGTTCAGATAAAGCAGGATATCATAGAATCAACACATAGCCAGATAAATATCATTCAGAGTTCTATTGAATCTAAAGTATCTAAGAATGGAATCATTTCATCAATCAATCAGTCTTCTGAAAAGGTTTCCATTAGCGCTGGTAAAATCAATTTTAACGGACTGGTTACGGCGAATAATTATTTCCAGATTCTCACAGGCGGTTCATTCGTGGCTGCATATGGAACTCTGGGTGGTTGGACAGTTAAAGACGGGATTATGAAATCTAATGATCAGAAGATAGTTTTAGATCCGGTAAATAACAAAATATATTTTGATGATGGCGATGATGATTTCGTGACTGAACTGTCACCAGACGGAACAAGGACCAACTTTCTGACCGTTGATGGTGGCATTGTTGGAGGAGACGCTGCATTGCTTATCAGTGCAGCGTCTTCATCCCGTATTCAGTTTTATGATTCTTTTTCAGACGATGGCGAAGATGAAATCAAACTTCAAGGAAACCTAGAAGTCCGTGGAACCAAATCACGCGTAGCCCGAACGGAGAATTTCTCTGATCGGCTACTGTACTGTTATGAGACTCCGACACCGATGTTCGGAGATCTTGGCTGCGGAAAGACAAACGACAGAGGAATCGCAATCGTTGACATAGATCCGGCATTTTCGGAAACGATAAATTCCGGGATCGAATACCAGGTATTCCTACAGAAGGAAGGAGATGGTGACATATGGATAGCGGAAAAGGACACAGAGTTCTTTATGGTACGGGGGACACCGAATTTAAAGTTTTCCTGGGAACTCAAGTGTATCCAGAAAAACTTTGAACATCTGCGCTTGGATGAGAAAGAGGTACAGGAAGCAGCACAGAAAGATGCCAGAGACACGCAGAAAGACTATAACATTATTATTGACACTGTTGTCGAGGACTATGACAAAGAAATGGAGGAATTGATCAATGAAAGTAATTAAGATTATCAGCATCATCAATCAGGGAGGGGAGTATTCCATAACAACAACTTATAACGAGGTTGATGACAATGGAAATGTAGTAAAGAGAAATGAAAAAGCACCTACGTTCTATGCAGTAGGAGATATGCTCGATCACGTAAAAGCAATTGAAGAACAGACAAAAGAACGAATTTGAGGACAATATATGGAGAGAATCAGAGCGGAGCCGTGAGGCTCTATTTATTTTACTTAAAATTGCGCCGGCGCAACCGGAGAAAGTGTGAAAAAGTGAAAGAAATACTCATGCAGACATATACTGTTGTATTACCGGTCCTGTTGGGATATATTGTATGGCTTTTGAAGAATCAGAAAAAAGACAGGGATGCCAACAGCAAAGGTACAATGCTCCTGCTCCGCACACAGCTAATCGAGTATCATGCGAAATACATGCAGCTGGGAGATATCCCATCATATGCTTATCAGAACTTCTGTGAAATGTATGATGCATATCATGCACTGGGCGGGAACGGGATGGTAACAAAAATGAAACAGGAAATTGAAGAATTGCATATCAAGCGAAAAGGAGAATGAATATGGATATCAACGTAATGATGCAGTATGTAACCTATGGACTGGCTCTGATTGGAGCGCTTGCTTTCCTGGTGTCGATCATCGTGCAGGTAATCAAGGAAATGCCGGGACTCAATAAGATTCCAACAAGTATCGTGGCACTGGTCACATCGCTGATCCTGTGCCCGGTAGCTTTGATCATCTTATGTACATATTATAAGATGGTAATCACCTGGTATTATATATTTGCTTCTTTTATTGCCGCATTCGTAGTTTATTTAGTGGCAACAGGCGGTTGGGAAAAAGTCAAGAGTATCTGGGATAGAACGAAATATAAAGATTCAGAGGGCGAGTGATCGTCCTCTTTTTAGCGGAGGAATACAAATGCTAAAGATTATGGGACAGGCTACAGCTACCGTACAGCAGATGCAGACCTATATCAAAAAAGTTAATCCAAAGGTGTCCGATTCGGTCATCAAGATGATTCCACTCTATATCTCCGAAGGAGCAATCGAGGGAGTGAGAGGCGATATCGCATTCGCTCAGAGCTGCCTGGAAACCGGTAACTTCACATTCTCAGGTTCAGCAGTGACGTTGGATCAGAACAACTTCTGTGGAATGGGAGTGACCAAGAATGGAGTAAAAGGCAACAGTTTCAAGACCCCAGCCGAGGGCATCCGGGCACAGATCCAGCACCTGCAGGCATACGCATCTACCAGCCGTCTGAAACAGACTGTTGTAGATCCACGATACACATATGTGACCAGGGGATGTGCAGAGTATGTCGAGTACTTGGGAATCCAGGAGAACCCTAAACACCAGGGATGGGCTGCCGGAAAAGATTATGGAAAGAAGATCATTGCTATTCTGAATAGCATCTTATCAGTTACAAGTGAACAGGAAGTTACAGAAAAGGAGAACACAATGAATATCAACACAAGTTTAATCAGTAACAATAACAGCTACGCAGGTCAGACTCAAAAATACATTGTAATTCATAACACAGACAATTATTCTAAGGGAGCCAATGCAAAGGCACATGCTAAAGCTCAGCATGATGGCAATTTCAAGGGCTATTCCGCCCATGTATTTGTTGATGACGCAGGAGCATACCAGGCCCTTCCGTATGACAGAGGCGCTTGGCACGTTGGAGTCAACTATGGCGGCCGTCTGTTCGGAACAGTAAATAACCATAATTCTATCGGAATCGAAATGTGTGTACAGTCTGGTTACAATTACGAAAAGGCATTCCAGAACACAGTGGCAGTGTGCAAGCAGATTATGAAGCGGTTCAACATTCCAGCCGAAAGAGTGCTGCAGCATTATGACGTATGTGCCAAGAATTGCCCGTCTGCGATTCGAGCTAAAGGTGATTGGAACCGGTTTAAGCAGCTGATCGGAGCCGAGACTACAGCCGTAACTGTAGATAAATATTATCGTACAAGAAAGACATGGGAAGACAGCAAAAGCCAGATTGGAGCATACAAGATTCTGGAAAATGCCAAGAAAGAATGGAAAGAAGGATATACAATCTACGACTGGAACGGAAAAGCAGTATATCCGGAGAATCAGACTAAACAGAAAGCAGATCTTACTGCAGAGCTGAAAGTTCAGCTCCCTGTTATCCAGGAAGGTTCCACTGGGGCAGCAGTTCTTGCTCTGCAGGCGGTACTTAAAACATCTGTTAATGGAGTGTTCGGAAGTAGTACAAAAGAATCATTGAAGAACTTCCAGAAGAATGTGAAACTTGATGTAGATGGATGCTGTGGAAAGAATACCTGGAGTAAGATCGTAGATCATATGAAAGAGAATACTTTCAAGTCCTGATATATAATAAGAAGAAATCCCGGCAGGTACCCACTGCCGGGAGAATATTGTATCATCTGATTTGTCCACGTTTTGTCTACCGTGGATAGAAAACGATATAATATAATAGGTAATTACACAATACAAAAATAAATGTAAAACACTGATAAATGTTGATTTTAAAGGCTTCTTAGATTACAATAAGAAACCATAGGATGTAGGAGAAAGCAACCAGCCTCTTTATGAAGTACATGGAAACGCTTGAATATTGATCGCACGTCGATATGAAAATTTTG